CATAACAACAGGTCCGTCCTCTGGACAAGACAGTTTGAATGAATTCTGGAAACAGAGTTCGTAGTAAGTAGAAGTATTGATCTGTGGATAGAAATCCTTTCTCATCAATACAGTAGTGCTGTTAGATGTAATGGATGGATCTGCATTATCAATTACACCAACATACTTACTATATCTAAACTTACCATTGAATTTTTCAGTACCAGAGAGTTTAGTATACTGTTCTACTCCATTGGTGACTTTGAACTTGATATCGTCAGGGAACTGATTAGTAACTCTTGTGCTGAAGTTTACTTTGCTGTCCAACTCTAGATAAAGGATAGAAGGATCCTTGATTTCTGGAGTGACTGACGCAACAGCATAGTCCTTTAACTTCTCAATAATTTGTTTCTTCGTCACACTAGAAAGTGTAGCTCCGCTCTCTGGTTTGATGACAATCTTCACTTTACCAAATTCAGGATATCTTTCCTCTTCTCCTCCGTAAGTAATGATATCAGATACTGCAGGGTAGATCTGTCTGATGATTGCACCATAGTCTCCCGCAGTCACCGCTCTGTTCTGGGTGGCATATAGTTTAGGAGCATTGAACTTGATCTTATCAATCGATTCAATGTCAGCACCGCCATTGGCGCTAGAAAGGGTTACAACGTTGCTGATAGTGTTTGGGTAAGAGATACCAGAATCATCTACCAGAACGCCACTGAACGTGAATACAGCAGCACCATTAGCAGCAGAACCAGATGATACTAGGTAAGAGACCTCAACAAACTCATCATTCTCTAGTGCCTTGCCAATTACGTTATCGCCAAAGAATAACTCATATCTCTCATCCAGAGTCTCGTCAACATAGAAGATGCCATCAGATGCGCCGATGTCAATGATATTATTGATCTGATTGAGATATCTGAATGATGTTGCGCCTTCTACTGGGAAAACCTTGACACGAAGTGTGCTGGTGTCCGCATTTGGGTTGCCTAGCGCAAATCTTTGATTGGTTAATGAGGTATTACGAGTAAAAGTCTCCGTAATTACGGAACCTTCGTACAAATCAACGTTCTCAAATACCGCCTGTCCGTTGATGACACCCACTTTCTGGTCATCAATAGTGACAAAGCGATAGATCTTATCGTCAAATGACGTGACGAATCCCGTGCCCTTCTTTAAAGTGATCGTAGAAGGGTAAGTTCCTGTAAAGTTGACTTGGAAATTTACCGTTGCCTGCGGAGACACAACAGACTTTGGTTTATATCCAAGTTGCTTTGCAAGTGATACTACGTTATCTCGGAGTGTAGCAGACTCCAAAAACATCTCGTTTACCACCATGTTCGTATTGAACGCGGTGTAATACGTGTTATATGCTAGAACATCTAGCAGGTTACTCCAGACAGAACCCTCAAAATCAAAATCAGTAAAATCAGTCTGCGCTCGCAAGTAATCTTTGAGCGCAGTCTTAATATCCTGGAAATCTAGATTATTTACCTGAATGTACTTCATTGAGTTCTCTGGAGGAGGAAGTTAACATCTACTGGTGGAGAATCTTGGCGACCAATGATTCTAAACGATAGATGCACATTGAATGCATTGTCTTCAAAACTAGGTTCTACATCCAGACCTTCAACGATAATACGTGGTTCGTACCGATCTAGGGTTCTTCTAATCTCATTATCAACTGATGCTGCCGTAGCATAATCAAGTGCTTCAAATAACAATCCTGAAATAGAAGACCCTAGATTCGGTTCAAAAGGTCGTTCGCCAGGTTCAGTCATAATCAGATTGATAACTGCCTGCTTGATAGCAGCGTCATCTTTGGTCACCATCAAATCCCCAGTCACAGGATGAGGCTTGAAGGTGACCTTTAAATCTTTAAAAGACTGTTGACTAGGCACAATAAGACAATTTATTGTTTATTTATGGTCCTTTTTCTGATCTTCCTTCTTCAACTTTTTCAGGTACTTGTCGGAGTCAACCTGGGTGATCAGGGTCATTCCAGACTTGATAAAATCTTTACTTTTGTCGGTAGGTGAATTACCCATTTTCTTTCTCCTTTGGTGTTTGCCAGAAGTAGTCATCAGTATCCCCAAGTCGTCCCCAGTCGATTCCTGCCTCTACTTGGTATTCTATGGTGGATACCTTAAAGTCAGGGAATTGAGGGTCCTGTGGGGTTATAGAGAGGTCATACAAGCGCATTCTGTTATTAGGATATAGTGCATACTGACCGTTGTTTAAAGCGATGCAATTATGCGACTTGTGCTCTTGTGGCACCTCACTCACATTATTATCTATAACGTCAATGTTTGCATGATAGTTATCTAGTGTAAACAGATACTGTCCTCGCATCAATCCATGATCTCGTGTGTAGACCTCACAGTCCATGGATGCGACAAATCCTTTGCTCATACATGCTACCCCATAATCCATACAATTCCAGAATTGTAGATTCTCCAAACTCATGTCTACGTCTGGAGTTTGGGGTGATCTTACGAATGCACTGATAGGAAGCTTGTCATACATCGCACCGTAGGTGGGCAAGTATGTCTCAAAGTAAAAAGCACGCCCAGGTATGCTTTTAGCACATACCCAGACGCCCTCTACAAACTCCCCATGTCCATCTTGATGGTCTCGTAAGTATTCTTTACGAACCCATACCTTTTTAGCAGGAAGATTGCAAATTAGATTCACTTACCTTGACCCCGATAACGCTTCTTTGCTTTGTTACGGGATGTTGCTGCATACTTGGTATGCTGTCCACAACCTTGACGTGTTTTTTTGGGAGTTGCTTCAATAAACTGTTGTCCAAGAAGAGACTTTTTAACCTTTGCCATTGATCAATAATGAACTGATAATATTATACCACAGATTCATGCACCTGCCAACACTGTATGAGACCCTTCTGTCATGACCGCACCGAACGATAACAAGTCTCCGATACGCATGGCACCTTTCTTATTGACTCTGACCCTTATAGACCCTTTAACGCATGTGTCAGCATGTGGTGGGTTATTGCCACATACATGAATCGCAGTAGTATCTCCTTCTTTAACTGCTAGAACTTTGTTCACATATACATTAGGAGAACCTGTAACGACAGGAACAGGTGGCCAACAGTTGTGACCACTCTCTAAATCCTTCAATCGACTCATGCCACTTCCTGCTGCCATTATCCTGGTCTCGCTTCTACTTGTTGTCTCAAACGATATTTAGTACGCTTACCATGATTTTGCCAGTTGTTATCTACATCAATGTATGCAGGGAACTTCCAGATGTATGGTGGACATGTACTCGTAACAGTAATCTCGTAATGAAAGCGCAGAGTTTTTATAAGAGACGGTTTATATGCATACACATAGTTACTACCCCTCTGTGCTGTATCATGAACAGGTGGTCCTATAAACTCTTGACCTTCAGCACTTGCAATAGACGCAGAGAGCCTTCCCGATCCACCAATCCTCTTTAACTTCTGATCACGCTTATATGGTTGCTGTCTTCCAATACCACCGTTAAATGATACATGCCTCGCATTGTCCCTGACTAGAGGCACTGCACTACCTTTGTAGCATTCCACAAAACCTGCCTCCATATCATACATGTACTTCTCCGTGTAATTGCCAATGAGAGGGACTGGCAATACAAGTGTGGTGACTCCAGGTGCTACATTGATACTTTGCATCGCAACAGCATCAGTGCCTGGCAACATCTCTGGGATGGTCGGCACACCACCTTTCAGCACTATACAGCCTGGCGGCATGGGTGCAATCGAAATGCCTGTGATAAGTTCAGGACTAGGTTGCGATGGACCTGGGGTTCCTCCAGGACATATCAAGTTTGCCTGTGCCGTGATATTAATAACACCTAATGTCTCGTAGATATTCAGGTTCACACCCTCTCGCCTCATGTCGGGTAACACAAAAGGACCTGGAGGAGGCAACATACGCCATCCAGGTCCACTTCCGAGTGTAAATGATGTCCCACTAGGTATGAGGATTGCCATTACTTATCAGAATATTCTAAATTTTTTAATCGGGTATCTACATCATCCAAGTAGCTTGTAATCTTCTCATGCTTGCTCGCACCTGGGCGTCTATACATGAGATTTGGATGCTTTAGTCGCTCGACTTCAGCTTTCAGATCCCGAATCTCCTGGAAGGCTATCTCCAGCACTTGTTCCAGGTTCAGCGATTTCTCGGAGGAGTTCAAATCTTTCATCTTGTTTCGTAGGGTTCTTAAATTGCTCGGCGGCGCGTTTCTCAAATTGCTCACAGAAGTCGTCAAACTCGTTAAGGACTTCTGCTTGCTTATTCAGATATCCATCGTAGTCTTTCATGATTCAACTATGGGGGTAAAAATTTTCTGGGCGATTTTTTTGTATATGGGGGACCCGTAATATTTATCGTGCTTGGGTAACACTTTGTAGGTTAGAAAGACGGTACTTTTTTGGTACGGCGGGGCGGGTACACCCGTACTAGGGGCAAAATACTGCCCCCTGTCGGATTTACCAAAATTTCAGTGTTTCGCCAGGCAGTCGGCAACCCATGCTGCGAACTGCTGCAGTGCTACAGTGTCCAATGGGTCGGCGGTCTGAAACACAGGGGCGCTGCTGCTGCGTTGCTTGGTGGTGTTCACGATGAACACTTGGTGATCACACTCATCAGCGAACCATGCTGCAGAGTCAGGGTCGGTGGCGTCCTGCCCAGAGAACACAGCGGCAGGGATGCCAGGGTAGACCCGTCTGATCTTGTCAAACTCGGAGCAGGCACGGTCCAGCATGGACGAGTCGATGTAGGTCTTGCCCTCCACGATGAACGCCAGCTCGCCGTCCTTGTATGCGTGGATGTCCACCTGGGTGCGCTTGTAGTGCTTGCCCCCTCTGCTCTCAATCATGATATAGTCGTTGTGCTTGCAGACCACGGTCGGATCGACAGCATAGATGACTGCCTGCGCCACGTCTTCATAGAGGTCGCCCATGGATGCCCTCATCTTCCCCCCTGCGTTCTGCTCGGAGAGGTATTGCTCGTGAAGGGGTGCGATGCGCTCAACGTAGATGCGGTGCGCTTCGGTCAGGTTGTAAGGGGTGAGGGTCGTCATGCTTTGGTTGTGTTGTTGTGGATAGTCTACCATGAATCAGAGATCTTGGAGCATCTCATCCAACTCATCGGTGTCGATGCGTCCATCCATCCAACGCACACCGTCAGGGGTCATCTGCCCGAAGCGGTATTCCAGACGAGGGATCAG